TTTTGATATGATTAAAGAAAATTTTATATCAGAAGATTTTTTAAACGTTGAATATTTGTTAAACAATAGCTACACAAGTGTGTCTAATAGCATAATGTCATCTAGTAAAGATTTTATTAATGTTCAAAAGACATTATCAAATCCTGCTTCAGGAAAAGTTAACTTAAACTTTTCTTATATCTTTGTAAACGATCAGAATACAAAACAGGTTTCTAACACAAGCTCATTGTCAAAAAAAAGTATAATTGTAAAAAATAATATTTCTGAAAATTATACAAAAGCTTCATCTGAGAATACTGCTTCTAAAAGTAAAGCATTTGTTAATGTTTTAACAAGTAATACAGAGTTTTCTAATACTTTAGACTTGGATTCTAAAATTAAAGCTACAGTTTTTGTTGTTGCACCTAGTGCTTCAGCACATGTTCCTGTAGTTATTGATTTAAATGATGAATGGTCTTAAACTATTCGCTTAATTCTTCAATTTTTTGCATGAAGGTATCTATAATATAACACGAAGCTGCACTCATTATCCCCCAGCATATAGCATGCAACAAGTCAAAGAAGTTATAAGGTTCATAAGAAATTCTAATGCAATAATAGACCCAACCCATATGGAATCCAGAACAATATGAACATTGTAATAATTTATCCAATAGAGATATTCTGTTATGAATCAGAGGAACTTTATTCATAAATCCGAATGTTAACCCATATAGGACAAAAAGATCAAACGGTGATAAATCTGGGAACATGACTATTTCTTTCTTTTGTTTTTGCTTCTGCGTAATCTTCTATCTTTGTCTTTTTCTTGACTTTTTGTCATATTTACTGGTATAATTCTGCAGCAATTAGTATTAGCACTTCTTTCAAAAACTTTAACACTGTCAGGAATACCATCGCCATTACAATCTAATCCTATATCTAATTTTATTTCATTTAAAGCATCAAATAAAAGATCTCTTTCTCTTAAAGCAGAATCAGGATTTTTATTTATTCCATTCTTTCTAGAAAATTCCACTTCTATTAATCTTGCAATAACTTCTCCTAAGCCTAGTTTTATTTTTGTTTCTTCATTCATAATTAAAACCTTTTTTTATTTATTTTAATTATGAAGGAATATAAATAAAAACTTTATTTTTTAGTTATTAGTTATATATTGTGGCATCCATATAATGTCTACAGACTCAGTTGTATTATTAGTAATTTTTTGAAGAGAATAACCTACTCGATAAACAACAGTATTGTTAGCAGAAGGAGGTGATTTTGTAACAAGCCCTTCTGTTGCACTTACATATAGAATTTCTCCTATGTCATAAGTTTCAGTTGTTATTTTATGTACAGTAACTTTTTTACCCCATGCACTATGTATATCTGTACCTGAACCTGCACCACTATCAATACCACCAGTTGCAACACCAATAACTTCCATATCAGCTGCTGCATCATTTTGAGCTTTTACAATAGTTCCAGTACCTGCAGTTATATTTATAGCAACAACATCATGTTGTAATATTGCTTCTGAAGTAGCTATAGATGCATTAAGTGCATTATTTCCTTGAGCACCTCCACCTGTACCTACATAGGTTGCCAAATCAGTAAGTGCAACTTGCTTCATTGTTCCATCATCATTAACAACAATTCTATCAGCGTCAGCCAACGATGTTGTAGTAGCAGATGTGCCTCCATCCATAATATTTAATTCTGTAGCAGTTGCAGTTAATCCTAATGTTACAAGTTGTGCATCAGCATCAGCATCATCAAGTAAAGCTTTACCAGCTGCTGTCAAATCATAAGTTGCAGCTGTACCTGAACCTGTAAATTGAATACCTTTATTTGCTGCTGAAGTTAAACCTGCTAAAGCAGCTAATTCAGCATCATATGCTTGAACGTTTGTTCCAATTACAAGTCCTAAAGTATTTCTTTGTGCAGCAGCATCAGCGTCGTCAAGTAGTGCCTTTCCTGCAGCAGTCAAATCATACGTTGCTGCAGTGCCTGAACCTGTAAATTGAATACCTTTGTCAGCAGCAGAGGTTAAACCTGCTAAAGCAGCTAATTCAGCATCATATGCTTGGACGTCTGAGCCAATTGCCAATCCAAGATTAGTACGAGCATCAGCAGCTGAACTTGCTCCTGTACCACCATGAGCAATAGCAACATCATCTGCTTCCCAAACTCCTGTTGCAATTGTTCCTACAGAAGTCAAAGAAGAATTAACAACTGCACCACCTAAAGTAGTCGCGTTAAGTACTGATGTTCCTGCTATTTTAAATTCTTTTCCTGAAGCTAAGTCAAAATGTTCTGATGATGTCCAAGAGTCTGTTAAGTTAACCCAATTAAGAGTCTTGTCAGATGCGCCTTTAAGAGTAATACCTCCACCATCAGCAGATGTATCTGATGGTGAAGCTACAGATCCTAATTCTAAATTTTTATCATCAACAGAAATTGTTGTAGAATTTACAGTTGTAGTTGTTCCATTAACAGTAAGGTCACCAGTAACAGTAAGATTATTTCCAATAGTAACAGTTGAACTCGAGTGCCCAATTGAAACTCCAACATTATTTGCAGTTGCAACTAGTAAAGCATCTGAAGTTTGTATAGTTGAATTAGTACCGTTGTTTAAAATTTTAAACTCTTGTGATGCGCCTAAAGAAAGAGCTACATTGTCTCCAAGCCTTGCTTCGTCACCAGACGCTCCTGGTCTTTTTAATTTGCCTGAAGCGTAACCAATTAAATCAATATTAGCCATTTTAATTTTCCTTTCTTATTAATATAAGATTTGTTCTTTATTAATTATTATTGTCGTGTACAAATTTATTATTCATTTTATAATATTAATGAAAGTAGAGAATAATAATGAGTAATAATAAATTAATTAAAGAGCATATATCCTTTTCAGAGTTAAAACAGTGGAAAGATTGTAGCTGGAGACATAAACTATTATATATTGACAAACTTAGAACTTTTGAGCAAAGTCCACACTTGCATTATGGAACAATATTACATGATGCTTGTGAATTGTACTTAAAAGCTAAAATACTAGATTTAGGTAATGTAAGAGAAAAAATAATTCAAGCTTGGGATGAAAACGGCTTTGACTCTGAGGATTTTATTAATTTACAAACTTTAAGATCTGCATCTCAAGGATGGACATACAGACATTCTAAAGTAGAAGACTGGATTGATTGGGCACACTGTTCTTTGTTAGGCGTACCTAGATTTTTAGATGACAATTTTAAAGGCTGGAAATTAGTTGGCGCTGAAGACGAATTATATGAAACAATAAGTGAAAATTTAGATACTAAGTTTAAGGGTTTTATTGATTGCATAATAAAAGTGCCACAAAAAAGTGGTAAAAACAAGTATTGGATACTTGACTGGAAAACTTCTAATGCAAGAGGTTGGACTTTAGAAAAAAAGACAGATTTCAACATTCAGCTTCAGCTTATATTATATAAACACTTTTGGGGTACTAAAAATGAAATTGAAATGAAAGACATAATGTGTGGATTTGTTTTGCTTAAGAAGATGAAAAAAGTAGAAAAGTGTGTACAGTTAATAAAAGTTTCAAGTGGGCCTAAAAGTTTAGAGAAGAGTAAAAAATCTATTAGTAGTATGTTAAAAAGTTTAGATAAAAAACTTTATTTAAAAAACAAACTATCATGTAAATTTTGTGACTTTAAAGATACGGAACATTGTAGATGAAAAAGAAAATATTAATAATTTCAGATCATTGCTTTACTTCTAGTGGAGTAGCAAATCAAACCAAGTTTTTAATTGAAGGTCTTTTAAAAAAAAACAAGTATAAATTTGTTCATTTAGGAGCTGTTGTTAAACTAAATGAAAGCACAAGAAACATAAAAGTATCAGAAGATTTTGTAATATATCCAATAGAAGGGTTTAAGAACAAGAATCTAATTAGATCTTTTATGTTAAAAGAAAAGCCAGATGCTTTAATTATTTTTCAAGATCCTAGATTCTTTATTGATCTTTTTCAAATAGAAGATGAAATACATGAGTTTTGCCCAATATTATGGTGGCATGTTTGGGATAATTATCCTATACCTAAATTTAACTACTGGATGTACAATGTAGTAGATCAAATAAACTGTCATTCATATCTAACATATGAAATGTGTAAAGAAGACTATCCAGAAAAAACAAACTATATACCTCATAGTTTTCCTAAAAGTATTTTCTTCAAACAAAACAGAAAAGAAATAGAAGAAAACAAGAAAGCTTTACTTGAAGACAGAAGTAATGATTATAATTTCTTGTGGATAAACAGGAATATATTAAGAAAAAGGCCAGGAGACCTATTAAGAGCTTGGTCGTTGTTCACAGAAATGATTAAAGATAATAAATTAAGGTCAAATTTAATATTACATACAGACACAACAGACAAGGCAGGACATAACTTAGAAGAAATATGCAAAATGTTAAATATAGACGATAGCGTAATATTTTCTAGAAATAATTTGACTTTTGAAGAATTAAACATATTACACAACGTTTCAGATTGCTGTATTAATATTTCTTTTGCTGAAGGTTTTGGATTGTCTACGTTGCAATCATTAATGACAGGTAAACCTATAATAGCACCAAAAACAGGTGGTCAAACTAGACAAGTTTTAAACTATAATGACAATAAAGAAAATGGTGTTGCACTAGAAATAGACTATAAAGTTTTAAACGGCAATCAAGATATTCATTACATCTACGAAGATTTTGCAAGTGTAGAAAATATTGCTAATGCTATGTTTAAAATGTACTCTATGAGCAACGAAGAAAAACTAAAGCTAGAAGAAAAATGTCTCAAATATTCAGAAGAAGAATATGATTATGATACAACAGTTAACTTATGGGATAAATCTATAGAAAAAGCTATAGAAAATCATAAGACGAGAAAAAACTATAAGGTATTAGAAATATGATTAATATACTTTTAAAAGGTCCATTATTTTCAAATTGTGGATATGGATATCACTCAAGGCAAGTTTACATGTATTTAAAGTCTAGAGAAAACGTAAAAATACATTGTAAAATTTTAAACTGGGGAAATAATCCTTGGCTTTATAGTAATATAATAGATGAAATTGAAAAAGATATTCTATTATATGAAAATACAAAATTTGACGAATCTTATCAAATACAATTTCCTTTTGAATGGGAAAAAGTTTCTGATTTTGATGTAGGCATTACAGCAGGAATAGAATCAAATTACTGCAATCCAGATATGATACATTACATAAATAAAATGGACAAAGTAATAGTTCCATCTAATTTTTCTAAAAATACTTTTTTAAATACTTCTAAATTGTACAATAAAGAAATAACCACACAAATATCAGTAATAAAAGAATCTTTTCATCAAGAACTTTTAGAAGAAAACGAAGAAAGTGCAATATTACAAGATATTAAAACAAACTTTAATTTTTTAGTTTTCGGTCAATTTAATTCTTTAAGTGAACTAAATGACCGAAAAAATATATTAAAAACAATTAGAGTTTTAGTAGATACTTTTAAAAATAATGAAGAAGTAGGAATAATATTAAAAACAAACCTATCTAATAATTCTAAATTAAATCTTAACAGATGCAAAGAAATATTAAAAAATAATTTTCCTAAAAACAATAGAAAGTGCAAGTTGTATTTAATTCATGGTAATATTTCTAACAGTGATATTAATAATATTTATAAAGACAAAAAAATCAAAGCATTAGTTTCAGGAACAAGATCTGAAGGTTTTGGACTTGTACATTTAGAATCTGCAGCTTCTGGCTTACCAATTATAACAACTAATTGGTCTGGATATCTAGATTTCTTAGAAGATAATTTTTTAAAGGTAAAATATGACTTGGTCAAATGCCCTTCAAATAATTTGTTTTGTGAAGAATCTAAATGGGCAGAATTCAATTCTGATTCAATGAAAAAAAAGTTACTAACGCTATACAAAAATTATGATTTATATAAAGAGAACTCTATGGAACTAAAAAATAAAATTATACAAGAGTATAATTTGAATGCTATAATAGATACTTATAAAATCAAGTTTAAAGAATAATTATGTTTGTAATAGTATTTTTAGCAATAATATCAATAATATTTATAATCTCTACTATTAGACTAGTATTAATTTTATTTAAAATAGAAGATGCTATAGAAGAAAGTTTAGATATAATTGATAGTAAATATGAAAATATAAGTAAAATTTTAGAAACGCCTGTTTACTATGACAGTCAAGAAATAAAACAAGTAGTAAAAAACCTTGTTGAAGCAAAAGAGTCTTTACTAACAATTTCAAACATAATTTCTCTAAACAAAACAGAGGAATTTGATGACTCAGAAAAGTAAAAACTATTTTAGCAAAGAAACTCAAGAAAAGATAGTACTCTATCAAAACGAAGAAAATAAAACAAAAAAGCACAAATTATATGAAGAACATATATCTCCTGCTTTCGTAGAACTAGTACAAAGTTTAGTTTCAGTTTATAGATTTAAAGCTACAAATGAAGACTTAACTCATCTTAAAAATGATTGTACTAGCTTCTTGTTTGAACAACTTCACAAATGGAAACCTGAAAAGGGCACTAAGGCTTTTTCTTATTTTAATGTTGTAGGCAAAAACTGGCTTACAATACAAACAAGAAAACTAAACAAGCTAGATAACAAAAATGTTTTTTTTGAAGATAAAGAAAAATTTACTTTAGAAGAAAAAAATTACTTAACAGATTTAGACTACTTTGAAGATGTTGATCACGAAGAAAAATATAATCAATATGTTAAAAATATTTATAAAGTAATAGATTATATAGAAAAAAATCTTTCTAAAGAAAATGACTTGAAATGTGCTTATGCTATTAAAACAGTTTTTAAAAATGCTAATGACTTAGAGTTTTTAAATAAAAGAGCAATATTCGTATATCTTAGAGAAATATCAGGCCTTAATAGTACAGAACTTAGTTCTTCTTTATCTTCTATAAGAAGGATATATAGAAAAGTAGTAGGGCCAGATAATTTATTTTTTTTAATGGAAGAATAACATGAAAACAAGCGAAATAGATAAAATTAATAAGACAATTGACTTAAACGTTAAAAAAGAAAGTGCTATTAAAAACTTTTCTGATATACTTGACAATATTGACTCTTTAGAAGACAAAAAGAAAATGCTGTGGAAAGAAATATATGAGCATGCTTTAGAAGATAGAGAAAAAGCAAAAATGTTATTTAATAATGCTTATATTGATATGCAAGGCGGTATAACAGATCACATGAACATAGGCTCTGTTATGGCAAAATATTTAGAAAGAATGTGCAGGTCAAACGATCAGATACTTAAATTAGCTGAGTTAATTGCAAAAGAAGAAGATAAAGCAGCTAAAGTTAGCGACGATGATATTTTTAGTAAGATAAATGGGTAATAAATGTTTACACAAGCAAGAGTTCTATATGTTATAACTACAGAAGGAAAAGGATCATCTGACAGGGGCGAATTAATATATGATGCGCTAAAAGAGCTAGAATTAATTAATTATTTCTATGAAGGAAAAAAAAGAAAAGAAAAAATTAATATTTTATCTTGCTTGCCTAGCAAAACTATTTTTTCAAAAAGCAAAAAAAAATTTTTTGTTTCATTACCTTTTATGTCTTCACATTTTTCAATTCCTGTTAATATAGATGAACACATTTGGGTATACTCATATAATTTAGAAACAAATAATTTCTATGATTCTTTTTGGCTTAGCAGAGTTCATAGTTTATTTAATGTAGAAAATCAAAAATTAACAAACAAAGAAGAAGAAGCTAATTTGTTTTCTACATTAAATAACAATGCAGAAAAGATTGAAATAAGCACAGATTCTTACGTTAAAATTGACGATTTATGTTTAAAAGGAACAAATAATTCAAAAATTTTATTTTCTGGTTCAAATGAAGAAGATTTAGAAAGTAATACAGGAGAGATATCAATAACTTCTGGAGAAGAAAAACTTTATTTTTTAAATAGCAGCTCATCTTTACTTGTTACAGAGAGACTAGATAAAGAATATATTTCTTCTTTTTTTACTAACGGTTTTTTTATAAAAGATAATATTATAAATCATGAAAAAAAAGAAGAAGTAACAATTAAAAATTTTTTAGGTTTAGAAAAAGAATCTTTATTAGAAGAAAAGCTTATTTTAAAAAGTAGTATAAATATTAAAGAAGAAAAATCAGAGTTTTTTGTTAAAGATCTACCTGCAGCTTGTATGTCGTCTACAAATATAATGTTACTATCAGAAAACAACAAAGAAATAAATAGCGGCGGAATATATTTAATAAAAAACAATTTAAATAGTGACTATTCTGAAATGAGCTTGAGAAAAGATGGCAAAATATTTATTAATAGCGATAAAATTCTCATAGGCAATTTAGATAGAAGAAGTAAAGAAAGTTTAGATCCAATAATTTACTTAGGTTACAACGAAGAATCTAGTTCTATTGTAAAAGGAGAATACTTAAAATCTTTATTACTTGAACTAATAGGCGTAAATAAAGAAGCATTAACTTTAATTGCTGGAGCACTAGACGAAATAAAAGATAATTTTAAGAAAGTAGATGCTAATTATAAAAAAATAGATATATTTGCAAAAAGTCATTTTCATATTTCTAATGTTCCATCTTTAAATTCTTCACCTTCTACAGTACCTTTAACTCTGTTGCAAAGTAATGTTACTACAAAAATAGAAGAGTCTTCAAAAGCAAACGGAGGAAAAGAAATAGAAAGATTACAAGATCTAGTAAAGAATATAGATAAAATATTAAGTAAATTTGTTAAAACTGTTTAAAAGAATATTTATTAATAAAAAGGTTGTCAAATGTCAAAAACTGATTTTACTTTTAACAATGTAGGCGAAAATATTGATGAATTTAGATCAAAAAATAAAAATAAATCAAATATTTTTTTAAAAAGAAACAAAAAAAAAGCAATTGGAATTAAATTACCTCTTAATAAAGGATCATTAGAAAACGAAAGTCTATTTAAAGTAAATTATAGTATTGTAGAACAGATAAGAGATAATTTAAAATTTTTACTAAGTGTTAGAAAAGGTGAAAAGTTAAGAGATTTAAACTTTGGAACAAATTTACAATATTTATTTAATCAAACAAGTAAAAATGATGAAGAACTAGAAGAAATTGCTATAGAAGAAATAAGATCAGCAGTTAATTCTTATATGAGTCCCGTAGTAATAGATGACAAGAATTACTTTGTTATTTTAAAAACGTTTAATATGGAAAAAAAATTAACAAACTTAAACGAAAATACTATATACACGCTTTCTATAGATTATGAAATATCTGGGATTTCGCAAACAGATTTAGATATTTTAAAGAATAACTACAGACAAAGCATAAATAATATAAATAACCTTGTTTCTGACGTTAAAAGAATTAATGTTAGATTTTCAACTTCTAGGTAAAAAATAATGTCTATAAATATAAATAATAAATTACAAAACAGTAGAAAAAATAAAGTAGTAAATAAAAGCTTTGATGACTTTAGAAATGAACTACTTGTTTATGCTAAAAGTAGTTTTCCTGATCAGATAAAAGATTTTTCTTCTTCTTCTTTAGGCGGAATGTTAATAGATTTTGCAGCAACAATTGGTGAATCTTTGTCTTTTTATTTAGAACAACAATTTGATGAATTAGACTATGAAAAATCAAATATTACTAGCAATATTATAAGTCACTTAAGAAAAGAAGGAATAAAAAAAAATAGTTCTTCTCCAGCTATTTCTAATGTTACTTTTATAATAGAAGTTCCTGTAAGTTCTAACAGTAACATTATAGAGCCTAAAATTTCTTCTTTACCAATCATTAAAAAAGATACATTAGTTGGTACTGAAGGCGGTGTTAATTTTACATTAGAAGAAGATATTAATTTTAATTTTAATTACAAACAAACTAATGGAAGCTTTGATTCAAGCGGTGATATTTCTACTTTAATATTAACTAAAAAAGGTATATGTAAATCTGGTAATATTGCGACAGAAAACATTAATTTTCCAAATTCTGAAAGAAATGATTTTTTAACTTATAAACTAAACAATGAAGACGTAATAGAAATAATAAAAGTATTAGACAATCAATTAAATGAGTATTATGAAGTAGATTTTTTAAATCAAGATACAATATATAAGAAAATACATAAAGAAAAAGAAGAAGATTTGTTTTATGTAGATTATGCAGCTTATAGATACGTTACAGAAGAAAACTTTCTTACTGGTTCTACAACTTTAAGATTTGGAAACGGATCAGAAAAAAATCTTGTTGATGATATACTTATTAACCCAGAAGATATTGCATTGCCTTTAGAAGGCAAAGGTTATACTTCGAACTTTAGTTTAGATCCTAATAATCTTTTAAAATCAAATACTTTTGGAATATCGCCTAAAGGAAAAAACTTACAAATAAAGTATAAGTACGGCGGAGGTTCTGATGACAATGTTTCTTCTGGACAGATTAATTTACTAAATAAATTAAATATTGTTTTTCCTAATAGCATTAATAATTTAGATTCTGATACAGATTTTGTTGTAAATAGTATAAGAGTCATAAATGAAGAAAATGCTACAGGTGGTTCTGATCGACTTTCTATAGAAGAATTAAGACAAAATATCCCTTCAATTAAAAAAATGCAGAATAGAGTTATTAGTTATCAAGATCTTCTAGCTAGATTATATTCTATGCCTTCAAACTTTGGAAGAATAAATAAAGCTGCTGTTTTAAATAATGAATATACTAATTTGTCAAAAGACTTATACATTATATGCAAAGATAATCAAGGATTTTATGTAAATGCTTCAAATGGCTTAAAAAAGAACATAAGATCTTACTTGAATG